CATCTACTTCGGCGCTATAGAACTCGCCATCGCGCTCCCATAGAAAACCGCCTAGTTTTAGGCTATCAAGCTTTGTTTTTCTTTTTAAAATAACTTTCATTGTTTACACTCCTTGTTTTTTAGTTATAGCGAAGAGAGGACTGGGAAAGGAGGGGGAAACCAAGTCCCCCCTCCGCTATCCTATCGCTTACAGAGTTGGATCTATTCCGTAAGCCCTTGCCAGACCGAGTTTATTGGTTACGGCGAAGTTGCCATACCAAGCGACCCTAACCCGAGTCCCATCGACAGTTTCCTGAGGGCCGATATCGATCACTTCCATACCGGAGCTGAAAGCTTCCGGATATACAAGTGTGCATCCGCTCTTTAAGTCGCCGTCATCGAAAGTTCCAGCGTAAACAGAGTCCCAATTTCCGCCAGTAATGGCAGTTCCGTCCAAAAGCTCGAATGGCTTTTTGTAGCCGGATTTAAAAATAGGTATCCCGTTATATGCATTCACTATGCGATCATCGGCCAGTGTTATCTGAGGGATGTCGTTTCCGCCCAAGGTTCTCACCAAAGACCTGTACTTCCTAAGCATATGCTCGGACATCAATATAAAATCTACCTGTCCATCTTTCGCTTTAACCAAATCCAAAAGCTCATCGAGTTTGTCATAAGACAAAGCGTCGCCAGCTACCAGATCCACCGGTCCAATGGACTGCGATGCAGCTACCTGAGAAAACATACTTCCCATGGCAGGTGCTACGCCAGAGCCATTAACGATCCTATCCTGAATCTTCCTTGAAATAGACTTGGCTTTTGAGAAAACGCCACGTGCCTTCATGTCCACACCAGCGCTGCTACTAGTACCAGCTACCAGGGTGTTTAAGTCCGAGTGTCCTATCAGTGAAGTTGGTAGGAAGGTTACCGGATTGTAGGTTTCAGCTGTGTCGGAAGTGATTGTGTCTCCAACATTGTATTCAGCCGAATCCGCTTCTGTCGCCTCTTCATTAACCACGAACGCCTGTCCTGAGAAAGACGAAAATGGCATTACGGTGAAAATCGGGTTGGTGTCAACTATCGTGTCCACAACACCAGACATAATTTCATCGTTTATTAGTTTGCCCGCTTCGAGCAGTGTTTGAGTTGTCATTTTTTAAACCTCCATATTGTTTTTATGTACTCAACATTTTTAGTGTTAATTTGCGGCTCTACCGCTTTTTGGCCCTGTTGGGATCAACCCTAAATTTGTACGACGCCACCCAATACAAAAGTTGAGAATTTGAGGTTTCTCACACCGCGAAGCAAAGCTCTACTTTGTCTTCAATATAATATACTGGAAAACCTAGCTATTTTTCCTAAAGCCAGCTGTAATTTTCTCCAGCGGTGATCTCGGGACATTTGCGTCGGCTTTGTGTTCTCCACCAGTAGAGCCAGAGCCAGACTCTGCACCGCGAACCATAAATTTGTTTTCAGTCAGAAATTCAGAAACATATTCAGAAACACTAACGGCATCGCCTTTCTCATTGAACTTGACTTTTCCAGAACCATCGACAACTTCCACACCCCCATCTTCATTTAAGCGAATATTGTCTTTCAGCAAAACCGCTACCTGTTCGGGGTTCATAGCATTTTGTTTTGCAGCGCTGGCGATCAGTGCGTCATTCACTACCACGCTCTTAAACTTGCTTTCCAGCGTACTAACTTTCTGCTCTTTTTCTTTCAGTTTGCTTTCGTACGAATCGATTATAGCCTGTTTTGCCGCCTCAAAGTTGCCAGTTGTTTCTAGCTCCTTCTGTTTATTTTTTTCCGCTTCAGTTTTCAAAGCGCGGTATTCCTCGAGGTCAACCCCCTCGAAATCTTTTAGCTTTACACGCCTTTCGGCTGCCTCTTTTCGAGTTTCCGCCAAGAGATCTTCTTTTTTGATTAGCTCTTCCTGAATTTGGTCTAGCTCCGCTTGTAGTTCTTCTGCTGTTTTCATTTTTTACACTCCTTTTTGTTTTTTGTTTTCGACCGGCATCCAATGATGACGGCAGTTCCACCCGCCGCGCACAACAAAGGGGTCTCCCTCTTTCTTGCCCGCCCAGGTAAAATTTCTCCACGCCTCGATTTCTTTCTTAGTCAGCGTCTGGCCATTGTGCTGGCGACACCAATCTCGAGTCGTACCTATTATACCGCCCACGTATTTCCAGCGGTCGATTGAGCCATTTTTCTCAACCAGCAATTTTGTGACGAAGGACTCTAGTTCAAAAACCCGTGTAGTGATTATGGTTTTAAACCCGCGCAGGTTTTGATTACCCAAGCCATTCGACTCCAAACTTTTTTTTACAGAGGCCACGATTTCTTCCTTCGAAGCACCAGCTATTATTTGCTGGTATATAATGCCTGAAAGTTCAGCAGCTTTGGTTTTGGTAAAGCTCTGAAATTCTAGAGAAATTGCATCCACAAAGCCCTGAATTTTAGCAGTGTCCTCCGGTGTAATTTTCGCATTGGGTGCTACTGTTTTCACTTTCTCTAGTGAAGTAGCTGCTACTGCCGCGAGCCCAACTATAATAGTAGCTGCAGCTGCATTAAATTTGTCAACCTCTGCATTTATAGCGGTTTGTATTTCGGAAAGGGTTGCGTTGGGGTTACTAGCTAGCTCGCCACTCACGACCAAAACTCGGCGGAAAAGCGCATCGAGTTCGTCGTTGAGTTTGGCTTGATTTTCAGATGCAAAATTCTGAAGCCCGGCATTGATCGTCACACATCACCCCCCTTGGCGAATACAATAATATACTCTTATTTAACTATAACTCGAGCTTTTGCGTCGGACTTGGCTTTTATGAGCTTACGTATCTTTCTTGAAATGCCGAAGAACTCACGCCGTGGCATATTTCCAAGTCCACGATTATGGGTGGTGGCTTTTGTATTTGCGCTAGCTCCGCGAAAGTGCAGCTTGTACTTTGCTTTCGCTATACGGGAAACCCCCATAGACCCAAACATATCCCCGGTTAAACGGAGGTCTACTTTTGAGCTTCCCGTGATGGCGGATTTTTTGGCAGCGTATGCTCGCGAATATCTTGTGAACCCCGAGCCGTGAATATCGACACCACGACCTGCTCGCCTCACTATGTCCCGGTCAGCTGCAAGAGCTATGGCTTTCACCACGGCATCTATTTTTTTGGCCTGCTTTTGCTTTGCCTTGTACTTGCTAGCTAGCGAGCCAATTGAATGCTTAATCATTATGCGCCCAATGAATTTATTATTGAGTCAACTGAGCCACTTTGAGTGCCTGCCTGGATTTCCGAGTTTATGGCGTCCGAGTCTTCTTGCGAAATAACGGAGTCGGAGCTAACTTTTGACAAAACTTTATTGGCCACGGATTTCTGTATCAGTTTTTCGTAGGTAGGTGACTTAACGATTGACTGAGCTTTCAACACGGAGTCAAGATCAGAGCTGAGGTCTCTTACAGCGAATGACTTCGGATACGAGATATTTATTTGTGTAAGGTGCTCTATACCCAAATATCTAGCTATCAGAGTAAAAATCATTGTCTCCGCTTTTTCCAGCTTTTTACTCATAGCCCCCAAAGTAGAGTGCAGCGCCACCATTCTGGCTTCAAGTGCTACACCACTTTCTGGCGTACTGGCTTCTGTACTCACACCCAAAGTATGGGCAATAGCACGTATGTCTTCCACGACTTGATTTCTCCATGCTAGTATCTCCGCCAAAGAAGTATGTGGTGGCTCTAGCCAGGCTGCCCTGGCCTCGGGGTGATTTGGATCGTATGGCAAAGCGTTGCCAACGCCGATCTCGAGGTCCTTGTCATCACCCTCCCTGTATGGGATTTCAAGTATTGGGAAAGCGGAATGCTCTATAATTTCAATCGCGTTCGAGTCAAGGTTATATATCCTTTTTGCCAAAAATGAAATGTCAGATATCAATGACTCACCGTCATCGAAATCAGAGCCAAAGCCATCTTTGTATGTCAAAGAAATAGCTGGGATTTTACCCAAAGTATTTAGTCCTTGGTCGACTATCCTGATTTTTGAATTGTTTGACTTGCCCACGCGAGCTACTAGCAGCCATTGGTCCTCAGTCCATATCTTGTAAAATGACTCTTTCGTCGAATCATCATCACCTTCAAAAAGCACCAGCACTTTTAGCCTACGAGGACCTTGTCCCGGTGAAGTTAAAACCCAATTCACAACACTGGTTGGCGGGTATAGCGAAACATATGGCGTAAGTGACTCCTGTTCCATTTGCTGCAATGAAACGGGGTCTTGGAAATTCGGCGAGTCAACTATGGCCACCATCCTACCATATACCATAGACCACCTGGCGTACTTTTGCATGAATTCATTTATGGTTGAATTTTTCTGATCGATATTATTTTTCATTTTATCGACCACGGAATTGTACAGGTCGGGGACTTTTATGTCGCGGGTAATGTTGCCGCTATATATGTAGCTCGTGTAGAGGTCAACTACTGGCGCGACGAAATTCGTGTATGAAGCTAGCTCTTGACGGTTTTTGTACTTTGTTTTTGGCTCACGCGAGTGGCGCACCAAGTAGTCTCCATCCACATAATCCTTGCCGCCCTTATACGAGTCATGCAGAAATTCCCAAAAATCCTTATCAGACCCCGAAGCATTCCCGTTGATTAGTTTCCTTATATACTGCTCTTGGCTAGACATACCTTAGGCGACCCCTTTAAACTTTAATATAATATACGCACAACTATACATCAACCCAAAATTTACCCCGAGGCAACTCAATTTGAATTGGGAACAGATAATGGATGGCGTATTTAAGTGAATCGCTCATATGTGTAAGCCCCTGCTTCTCTAGCTGAGCCTTGGTTTTTTCGTATGTCAGACGCTGGTAATCTTTTATGAGTGACTTACACCTTGGGTGGACTATGATTTCTGCCCGCTCCAATTTAGCATTGCACGCATTATAGGAATCCCTTTGCGAAACTATTCCGCTAGCCGAATACACTGTGAATTTCTTTGATGCCAGAATAGTATGATCGGTAACACCCACTGGGGCTGAGGTTTTTCTAGCCCGGCCAGTAGGATCGGGGTATACTTTTATGAAGGTGTCTTTTTGTAAAGGGTTGTATTGCTCTATTTTCTTTCGAACCGCGATAGCCATTCCTTCTGTGTTTGAGTCAGAGATTTTGATCTCATCCAACACAAAAACTTTACTGCCTTCCACATAGAAGATAGTGGCCGACATGGGGTTGACATTAAAGTCCATACCCACCCGAAGCTCAATCTCGCCTGGGTATGAGAAATCAGAAACATTCCCGTCCCTGGAAAATCCATAGTATATACGGGAGCTAGACAAGTCCACAAATTCTCCATTTATATAGGCCTCGCGCATTTTCGAGTCATACCCCTTTTCAAGTGACTCCAGATATACTTTTGGATTTACGAGGTTGTCACGCGAGCTGGCCTGGATCAATTCAGTGTCAAAATTTTCAGCTTCATCGCCAGCGAGGATGTCATACCCCCAATTTAATTGTTCAGGCGTACCTGTTAAAAGTATTTCCCTATGCTTTGCTGAGCCATGGCGAACGCGAGCCATCATCTGCAAAAATACATCGCGGTCTTGTATGAAAGGCTCATCGATTGCTGCCCACGCAAGGTTGGGGCCTTTTAGCGAGTCGGGGCGATCACCCGAGCCAATCCAGATAATGCCATTAATGTTTTTGTACTTGATTTGAAATTCCTTGGCTTGCACCTTGTACTCGTACTTGATCTTTCTCCCGTCAAGCAAGCGCTTCATGTCTTGGATAATTGTTTTGCGAGCTACGTCATACGATGGGCTGACAATCATGCCGGGAATTCCGCCGTTTGCTAAACACAAAGCAATACCGCGCTTTATAGTGGTTATGGATTTTCCACTACCATAGCCACCAACTAGTGCTTTTATATATGCTTCCGACTCCCAAACCCGGCGCTGATGCGGAAACATCCCGCCCTTTAGTACGGTTGTTGTCCCATCGCTATTATGCCGCAAAACCGGGTCTTCGGTTCTCCAAAAACCCATCGCGCGCTCCTACTTGAAAAATCTATCTATATTGAAAACGTACTTTAAAATAAGCCTGAATTCCACGTACGCATTTATAATTCTTTGCTTGATTGCTTTCAGCATTAACCCCTCCCAAATCTTAATCTAATTTTGTTTCTGGCTGTCCTAAGTAGAAAAACTATGCGGTTTTTCTTGGCGGCTGCACGCCTTAAAAGCTTAGCGAAAAGCGTATGGCCAGCTACCGCTACTATATACCCGGCTATAATAACCAGGCAAACGGTTTGTATTAGTTCGTTTGTAATTTCAAAAAACATTCTTTTTACTCTCCTTTACCAAATAGTTTATTACTCCCTGCTGGTATACCGTTATTTTAGCTACCTGGGTTAGGGCAGTTTCTAGGCTCGTTATTCTAGTTTCCTGGTAGTAGGCGAAGCCACCCACTATACAAAAAGCTAGCAAATACATATACGCTATCAATTTACTCATAGGTCTTCCTCCAAAAGCTCGAAACTTAAGTCGCCGCTTATACCCTTCGCTTGCGAGTCATACCACATAAGCCTAACTTCTGCCCCTGGCGGTATGAATGGAGGGAAACTGAATTCATATACTGTCGTACCCTTGTCAGA